ATGAGAGTAAAACGGAGAAAAACAATGGCGCTTTTAGCAGCTGTTTCGATCGTATGCGCTCAAAGTACAGTAAGTGATGTCTTTGCAGCGGGAGCAGAGGAGGTGGCAGCACAGGAAAACAATGCAGTTTCAATCGAATACCTTACTTTACAACCAGGTGAAAGAGACGATTCGGTAAACCTGAACTGGTATGCCCCGGAAGGTACTCAAAATGCGATTGTCCGTATGGGGGATAAGACAGTAGAAGCATCTGTAAGAGCTCTTCATACTCCTACAAAAGTAGTTGAAGGAAAATATACAGATACCGGGAAAATAGTATGTCAGGCTACTGTATCAGGACTTTCAAAAGGCACAGAATATAGTTATCAGATTTCATATGATAATGGAAATACTTGGTCAAAGAAGTATTCTTATGAAACACCAAATGCAGGTGAATTTCGATTTGGTTTTACAAGCGATCCCCAGATTAAAGAAAACGGAGAAACAAATAACGGGGGATGGAATCCTTCTGACGGAAAAAATCAGACCGGATGGGCAGTTATGCTGGACAAGATGAAAGAGGAAGATGTGAACCTCATTGTTTCCGCGGGAGACCAGGTGGAGGATCAAAGCTGGGGAAAATCCAGTGAGTATGCGGCATTTTTTGCTCCGGAAGAAATGACATCTCTTCTGTATGCCCCGGCAGTAGGAAATCATGATCGTCATTACATGTTTGATGATCATTTTAATCTTCCGAATGAAATGAGTGTAGATGGAAACGCAGCGTCTCTTAATCAGGTAAAGACAACATTCCGCGGACAGAACAGTGGAACGAGTCAAAGCCATGGCAACTATATTCAGGCAACTGCGGATGAAATCGCACAATCTGCAGAGTCAAATGGTGTTACACCGAATAAAGACGGGCAATATGATTTTGTGGAACGAAGAGAAATGGAGACAAAAGGAAACTATTACTATTTATATAATAACGTTCTCTTCGTAACATTAAACACAGGAGCTTATCCGGGCGGAAACGATAATGAAAATGCGGGAAATGTAAATGTTCCAAGCGCTTCAAAGGACAATTCCGAAGCGGAAGCCATCGTTTCTAACTTCAGAACAACTTTAAATGCGGCGACGGCAGAATATTCAGGTCAGTATCAATGGTTAGTTGTTACACATCATAAATCTACGCAGACAGTGGCAAAGCATGCTGCCGATTCGGATATTGAGAACTATGTAGATGCAGGATTTGAGCAGGTGATGGATGAATTTGACGTTGACTTTGTATTAGGCGGTCACGATCATGTGTATTCTCGAAGCTATGTGCTGAAAAACGGTCAGAGAAATGCAGAAAGACTGGATGATTTCCATGATCCTGACGGAGTGATTTATCTGACGGGTAATTGCTGTTCTGACATGCAATACTATACTCCTTTTGAGAAAGTAGACAAGGCCAATAATGCAGATTATCCGGTGCTGGCAAACGGACAAACCGGTTCTGAGGCATATTTGGCGGGAAATCTTCCAATTGGAAATCAGGAATGGAACCAGGAGTACAGTCCAAGTTACGCTGTCTTTGACGTGGCGGATAATAAAATCTCTGTCAACGTATATAACCTTTCGGGAGACAGCAATGCCCCGGAAAGTAAATTAATTGATTCATTCAGTGTTACCAAAAATGCGAACGGCGGAGAGCTGAAAAACGGATTAGAGAATAAAAAGGCTTCTATTGCCATGACACAGACTGCTCAATATAATTCCGGCATGCAAAACCCGGACGGCGGCGTTATGGAAATTATAGATTACAATACAGTTACAGGCTGGGCGTATGCTGTGAATGGTGTAACCGGGAACTTAACGGCAATTCCGATGAAAAATAAAAATGCAGTTGATAAGATCGCTTTGTTAGATGGAAAGAATATAAATATCAAAGAAATCGTTGAGAACAATTACAAAGGTTTCTCCTACGGTGATATGACTTCTGTTGCCGTTTCTCCAAATGGAGAAAAGCTTGCAGTGGCAATCCAGTCATCTGATTATTCGGCTGCCGGATGCCTCGCAGTATTCCTTTGCGGCGCAGATGGGACATTGTCATTTGATCAGATTTATGAGGCAGGTGTACAGCCGGATATGGTGACATTTACACCCGATAGTAAAAAAATTCTTTCGGCAGATGAAGGCGAACCAAGAAACGGCTATGAAGCGGGAAGTATTGACCCTAAGGGAACGGTCACTGTAATTGATCTGACAAATCAGAATGTATCACATCTTGACTTTACCGTTTTTGACAGTGAAGCGAAAAGAGCGGAGCTTGTACAAAATGGAGTGATTTTGAAAAAAGGAACGGCTCCGTCTGTTGATTTAGAACCGGAGTATATTGCAGCAAATGATAAAACAGCCTATGTTACACTTCAGGAAGCAAACGCCATTGCCATCGTAGATCTGCAAACACTTTCTATAGAAAATATCTGTTCCGCAGGATATGAAGATTACGAAAAATATCCGATCGATATTGATAAAAAAGATGCGGCATACAGGCCGGTATCTTATCCGTCGCTTCGCGGAATCCGTATGCCGGACGGAATTTCTCTGTTTGAGTCGAACGGCAAAACTTATATTGTAACTGCAAATGAGGGGGATTCCAGAGAGTGGAACGAATATCTTAATGAAGCAGAATGTAATTTTGGGAAAGGGCAAACATCACCTTCCGGGAAAATTACGGCTGAAAACAGTGGACTAACCGGAAAGGTTGTATTCTTCGATCAGAACGATTATGAAGGTTTAAATTCAGAATATGATTACCTGTTCGGAGGACGTTCCTTCACTGTTTATTGTGTAGATGGATCCGGAATGAAAGAAGTGTATACGAGCGGAAACGAGTTAGAAGCAAAAACAGCGGCATATTTCCCGCAGTACTTTAATTGTTCCAATGACTCCGCAGAAATAGATGACCGTTCAGGGAAAAAGGGCGTAGAAGCAGAAAGCGTAACAATCGGAACGGTAGGAGAGAAAACTTATGCGTTTATCGGTCTTGAGAGGATCGGAGGCGTTATGGCTTATGACATTACAAACCCTGACAAGATTCTTTTCGCAAATTATATTAACTCCCGAGATTTTAGTAAAGATATAGCAGGCGACGTATCTCCGGAAGGACTGTGCATGATTTCCGCATCTGAAAGCGCAGACGGAAATGCTTATCTGCTTGCATCCTGCGAAGTGTCAGGAACAGTTGCTGCTTACAAACTGATATCGCAAAATATTGATTCTTCGGATGACGATAACACAGATAATAATCACGATAATAATATCGATCACAACGGAAGTGGTCACGGCGGCGCCGATACGGAAGATTTAAACAATCAAGAAAGTAAGACAAATGCGCTGAAAACGGGAGATCATGCCCCGGTTATAGGAACGGGAATAGGAATGGTTCTTGCATTGTCTGCAATCATTGTAATACTGAAATATCGCAGATCTAAAAATACCATTACAAATACAAAATAATAAGCAGAGCTGATCCGGAAGCAAAAGGCGGTAAATACCGCCTTTTGTTGTCGTTTTAAGTCAGTGAAGGGAAATATGGCTTTTCCCGGGAAACTTTTAGATAATACTTTAGAGTTGTGATGTAGACATATGAGCCTTATTATAGTATTATATAGAACGACATTAAGACTCTGATACTTAAAAATATAGAGAAAGGCGAAAACCCGCAAAAATTGCAGGGTTTTTAGACAGGTAAAGATAAAAATGAAACTAGGTATTGTAATATTTTAATCTTTTTCATGTTATTCTTTATAATTGATTATATGTGTTTAAGTTCTACATTTTATAGTGTTTTGCAGGTATTACATCCTTACACTACTCTACATAAATTGATATATATTTATTGGTTATTGGTACTCAAATGGTACGCAGATGGTACGCAAATAATATAGGGAAAAGTCTTATACAGTGATGAAAAGTTGAGTGGATCTTGATTATTCCGCTCACTTTTTTTATGCGAAAATTTAATCATAAGGAGGTAGTTCTTATGCTTACCGATGAATTTTTAGAAAGAATTTTTGCAAATGAAGAAATGCAAAAGATCCCGATCGGATGTCAATCAACTGCGGTTCATGCGTTTCAAAAAGTTTTAGAAGATATGAAGGAGGAAAATCCTTATGCAGACTTATCCGCAATATTATCCTCAGATGAATAATTATGGTCAACAGTACAATCCGCAACAGCCTTATATGGATAGGTTGGCAGGTTTACAACAATATCAACAGACATTGCAACAACCACAAATGCAGATGCAGACTCAGCAAATGCCTATAGGGTTGAATGGAAAAGTTGTGGATTCTGTAGATCGGATTACAGCAAATGACGTTCCGATGGATGGAAGCGTTGCGATTTTTCCTAAAAAAGATATGTCGGAAATTTATTTAAAATCATGGACACCAAACGGAACAATCGCTACGGTCGTTTTTAAGCCAGTTTTAGAAGAACAACAAAGCAATTCTATATCCTCACCTACAGAAATGAAAATAGGAATGGATAACGAGGTTACAGAGGTATTTATGCAAAGGTTTGATGAACTAAAAGACAAGATAGAAGAATTAGAAAAATCTATGTCTAAACCTATAACTAAAACAGCGGTTTCTAGGACTAAAAAGGAGAGTGAAGCACAATGAATCCCTTAATGATGATTGGTCAAATGATGAAAAATGGAGGGAATCCGCAGCAGATTTTTCAACAGATGATGGGGAATAATCCGTCTATGAATAATCCGATTATGAAAAACGCGTTTGAAATGGCACAAAAAGGAGATTCAAAAGGGGTTGAAGAACTCGCAAGAAATTTATGCAGGGAAAAAGGGATAAACCCGGATGAAGCGATAACAAAAGTAAAACAGCAATTAGGAATGTAGCATATTAGAGGTTGCCGGCATAATACTTAAGTTCCTCTTTATGAATAAACAAAATAAGGAGGACATCTAATATGTTCAATACAGGTAATTGTTCCGTTCCATTGGTAGCTTCTATTGATGGAAATGGAAACAACGGAAATGGTTTCGGAGATGGCGGCTGGGCATGGTGGATCATTATTCTCTTAATCTTCGGATGGGGCGGTAATGGTTTTGGCTTCGGTGGTAATGGTGGAGCAAATTCACCTGGATTACAAGGACTTGCAACAAGAGCAGATATCAATGAAGGATTTGCTCTGAACAACTTGCAGTCTGGAATTAACGCTTTGCAGCAAGGAATTTGCGACAGCACCTATGCGTTAAATAATGCAATCACAAACGGTTTCAACAACACAAACATGGGAATGATGCAGGGATTTAACGGCGTAGAACGTGGCTTCTGTAATCTTTCTGCACAGTTGGCTCAGTGCTGCTGTGATAACAGAGAAGCAATTTCACAAGTTCGTTACGACATTGCAACTCAGGCTTGCGACACAAGAAACGTGATTCAGAACAGCACGAAAGATATTATCGAGGGTCAGAACGCAGGAACAAGAGCAATCCTTGACTTCTTAACACAGGACAAGATTGCATCTCTTCAGGCTGAAAATCAGAGCCTTAAGTTCCAGGCTTCTCAGACAGCTCAGAATGCTTACATCACTGCTAGTCAGGATGCACAGACAGCGGAATTGATCCGAAGACTTGGAGTTGATTGTCCGCAACCGGCTTACGTGGTTCAACCGCCACAGCCAGTCACATTTCCTAACTACAACTCTTGCGGTTGTGGATGCGCGTAATTAAATAAACTCGCCGATTTAGGCTGATAACATTTCTATGGGATAGGTCTAAAGGCTTATCCCATATTGATTTAAGGAGGAAAATATTATGGCTTGTAAAAATACTTGCCGGCTTTGTAATCGTTTGATTATTTCAGAATCAGTCGTATACACAGCCGGAACAGGTCTTGTTATAAGAATTCCGGCAGGCTCTTATAACGATAATGAAAAATATTGTATCGTTGTTGGACAGGCGATTCCTGATACAACAGTAATCAATGCTCCTGTTTTTATTCAAATTGGAACCGGAGCAGTACTATATCCACTCACACAGCCGGGGTGTGACCAAGTTACAGCATGCGGTATTAAAACCAGAACACGATATGCAACAGTTGTTCATACATCCGCAGATTCCGGTACATTCAGATTGTGTAAAAGAGTTTGTTGCACAACAAAAAATTTGAGGGCAATTAATGGAGAGGGAACAGCAGTAACACCAACAGGAGGTGACGCATAATGCATAAATTTGCAAAACAGATAGCAGAATGTCTGAAATCAAAGGTAGAAGGAAAAGGAATTGACAATCTCAATTTGTCAGAAGTTGAAGAGCTAAAGGCTTGGTCTGAAATCATTAAAAACATTGTATGCTATGATAAGGATTATCGTATCATTGAAGCGATGGATAAGGAAGAAAAAGAAGAGGAAGAATCTGAAAAGTATTTTCTGAAAATGCTGAAAGAAGAATACGGCATGGAAGACGAAGAGGCACGAAGATTTTACCGTGGACAGCCGCGAAGTAAAACAAGCGGTCGTTTTATGAGACGTGGTGATGGTAGACGTAATTATACTCCATATTCCTACATGATGCCGGAAATGTATGACGAAGATGCGGAATATTACAGGGATATGGATAGAAGCGAAGGACGCATGTATTATTCCGGTGATTCCGGAAGTGCACCGACTCCAAATTCTGGTAACGGAAACTATTCTGGTGGTCGTAGAGGATACGGAAAAACACGTTTCAACGATGGCACAAGCACCCGATACGAGATGGCAAAAAGAAATTACACAGAAGCGAAAGAACTTCATAACGGAAATAGCACAGAGGACAAACAAGCAAAAATGAAAGAGCTTGAGAAATACATGTCTGAACTTGGAAGTGACATTACAGAAATGATTTCTGATGCATCCAATGAAGAAAAAACTCTTCTCAAGAATAAGTTGCAGGTATTGGCGCAGAAGGTAGTATAAGATTAAGGGGTTGAATCAGACCCCTTTTTAAGTAGGTGATAATATGACGTTTATAATAAATAATCGAATGTGGCACATTGAATTTGTAAATGCTTCAAGTGAAAAACTGCATAGAAGTGACGATTCTTTAACGGTTGGTGTTACAGATGGAAATGACAATTGCGTATATTTATCCGATTTGCTATCCGGCGCATTTCTTAAAAAAGTGTTATGCCATGAATTATGCCACTGTTTTATGATGTCCTATAATATTTCGATTCCGATTGAACAGGAAGAATTTCTTGCGGATTGGATCAGCATTTACGGAGAAGATTTGATTTATCTTCTGGATGATTTAATGAGTGCAATGTCAAGAGAGGTGAAATATGGATAAAATAGATGAATTATTGGAAGATGTTAGAAAGTCAAATCCAGAAATGACAAGAGAACGGTTGATTTCGGAATTATCAAAAAGTAGATATGCAACGGCAGGATTATGGAACACATATAAAAACAGTGCGTTTATTAAAGGGGGAGAGGTAGCTTAGTCTACTTCTTTCATTTTGCCCGTTTTTGTGGTAGAATGTTGGTATCATACGAGTGGGAGGTATACGAGGAAATGAAATGTAACAAATGCAACACGGAAAATCCAGAAAACAGTAAGTTTTGTACGAATTGTGGAGAACCACTACAAAATGTAAGCGGAGCATATCAGCAAAATTTTAATAATGCTCCGAATAATCAACAAAAAGAGCCATTTTATAAGAAAACGTGGTTTGTAGTTTTGATGTGTATTTTTCTTCCACCTGTTGGTCTTGTTCTTCTTTGGGTTTCTAAAAAACCAAGAAATATGGTTGGAAGAATAGTTTTGACTGTTATTCTTGCTTTGTTTACAATCATGGCTTTAACTACGAGTGATGAAGAAACAGAAACAACAGGAAATACACAAAATCAAGAAGTTGTAAAAGAAGATAATTCCGAAGAAGAGAAAGGGAAAAAGGAAGAAGCGAAAGACATTGAAGAGCCAAAAGAAAAAGAAACAGAGCAATCAAATGTTCTTACAGTAGGTTCTTCTTTTGAAAAGTCTGGTTTGAAAATAACGGTAAACGAAGCAAGCACTGATTTCCAAGATTATGAGAATGAATACGGTTGGAATGCGCCAACGGATGGAATGAAGTATATTATGGTTTCATTTACATTTGAGAATACAGGTGATTCAGATGAATACGTGAGCATTTATGACTTTGATTGTTATGCAGATAACACGACTATGGATCAGGTATTTACTCTTGATGATAGCGATTTTATGAATACAAACTTATCTCCGGGAAGAAATATTTCGTTCAAAACGTATTATACAGTTCCTGTAAATGCACAGTCTATTGAGTTGGAATACGAGACAAATATGTGGACAGAAGAAAAGGTAGTAATAAAAGTACAGTAAAAAATTTAACATTGCATAAAGGAAAGTGCAGATTAAATTCTGCACTTTTTTAATAAGTTAGACAGATAAAAAGAAAGCCTATCAATATTTTAATATTGGTGGGAGTAAAAAATGCAACGTTTTTCATATCCCCCGTACCCTAAAAATCAACTCGAAATTTCAAAATTGTTTTTCAAAAAATATCTACGCCCCAATTGCAAAATTTTTTGAACCCCCCTGGGGTGCGTTTTTCTATTCGATTTTTCAGTTCAGAAATTTTCAAAATTTCACACCGATTTTGAATCGATTTCAAGGTTGGAGGTAGTGCGGAATCGCCGGAAAAATTGCGGACTTTTCGGCACCTTGTGTCCGGTATTCTGTCGGACTGACGGCACATAGCATAATCGCACACGCTCATAATTTGACCGCATAGAGCATTTTTTATAAAAGCATAGACTTATAGCGTAAACGGTTAAATCTTGCTTATATCGTCAAATATAGACTTTTTCATGGCATTTGTCAAGGTGCAGAAAAAGCCCGGAATAATTCCGGGCGCGTTTTAATAGCCAAATACAAGCCAGTATATAAACATAAAAAAAGATTGATCCAAACGATAAAGCGAACAGCTCAAGCCATTCAATAAATACTTTTATTTTTCTTTTCATTTCCATCACCTCTTAAATTTTAATAACTGGCAGTTATGCTGCCGCCGATCAGCTACACCCCGGAATCTGATACGCTCACGCCGGAAAGCGGATATTTTTAATAAATGGGATGTATCAACCCTTTCTCTGTCCTCTGCCTTTTCACGGAGTTGGAACCGCCCACGCTGGCATTACAGAGCCGGAACACGTCCGGCTATGCTTCTTCCATCCAGATGTTATATATCTGCTCTGGGCTGTATTCTGTAAACCACGAAACAACCATTTCTAATTGTTCGCCCATTTCTTCCCAGATGATTTTTAAATCATTTCCGATTGTTTCACAGTCAAGGAATTTTCCGCTGATACCGTAATCAATTTCACTGTTCTTGTACCAACTATTTGTAATTTTCTCATTTAGATAATTTTTAATATTTTCAATTTTCATGTTTTCCCTTTCTGGTCTGCCATCATCAGCACCGGGAGACCGTCCCGCGGTGGACGCTCCTAAGAGCGTTTCGGCTGTTTATAAATTACAAAAAAACTTCATCTTCTCTATAGTATTCTTCCATGTCAACAGCTGCACTGAATCGGTCTGAAACGCTGAAAGAATAGCCAAAATCTTTATTATAATTTTTGCTTGCCTCTGTCGCTATGTAGTAGTATGCGTCAACGGCTTTTTCCTTGTCATATGCGCCTTTGATGGCTTTCTTTCTTAAGTTTTCGATTATCGGCGTTATCATTCTTCTGTATAAATCGTCGTCGCTCGTTGCGTATAAAAATAAATCTATGCTTTTAGAGGTTTCTTTGTAAATCATGGATTTTGTTCTTTTCATTGTTTTTTACCTTTCACCCTGTTATAATGGGTTTACCTTTCTTTTTTTGATTGGTGCCGGTTGCTTGTCTTGCTAGGATTTCAACCGGCTTTTGTTTTATTTGATGATATTATAATAGCATATATAAGGCACAAAAACAATTATTAATAATACACAAATATAAGGCACAAAATTAACTATAATATTGTTTAAAGTGTATAAGGCACAAAGAAAGAGATTAAACAATCATAATATCTTTTAATCATATTGACATATAAGGCACAAAGAAATATAATTATAGAAAAGAAAGGAGTTAAATATAATGAATAATAATGTAATAGAAATAACAGAAACCGAGCTGAATGGCTACCACATTAAAAAAGTGTATAATGGATGGATGATTGCGGAAAATGGGGAGATGTTCAAAACTTGCGTTGATGCGGAACGTTATATAAGGAACGGATTGAAAAGAACGACAGAAGCGCAAAGAAGAGCGGTTTATAATTATGATGATACTTTTGAACGTGTAAATTGTCGTTTTGCTAAAGGCACGAAAGAACGCATAAAGAAAATAGGATATAAAAGCGTTAATGATTACATAAAATTAGCAGTCATGGAAAAGTTGGAACGTGACGAAAAAATATTGAACTAAGGCACAAAATAAATATTGACATATAAGGCACAAAATGTTATTATAATATTGCCGAAAGACAATAGCCCAACAGGGAGAAAGGAGAACCATGAACGAGATGACAAGTAAGGAAGTAGTGAACTTGATTGACTGGCTGAAAAAACAGGGATTAACAGCGGAGCAGATTCTTGAATGTATCGAATACATCGAGAAACACGAGCCAGAGAAGAACTAGGAACAAGGGGCGAATCTCTCCGCCCCGATATTATTAAAAAAGGATGTGAGAGTTTGAAAAATAAAACAAAGAGTTATACAAGAAACGCTATTAATAAGTATGATGAAAAATTTGACGTTTTAAAGGTTAGGCTTCCAAAAGGCACTCGGGATATGATCGCTGATACGGACTTAAGTTTTAACGCGTTCGCAAATGACGCAATTAACGCACAGCTAAAAGCGCTTGAAATATTCGATTTTGAGGACGACATAAAGAACATGGCGCCGCCGAAAGAAATTGACGGTAAGCCGGTTTATAATTTCGTGGACGAAAGAAAACATATAAAACCGGGCAGATGGTGGCATGACGTTGTATTCTTTTGGGATGATCTGGAACTAAACGACTTATTTATCAGGTTTATGGACGAAGAAGAGCCAGGAAATAATAACTACAAAGACGGATGCCGGATTATTTTTGACATTGTCGATACTTCCAGATATGAAATTGTAGACGCAAAATATACAGATGAAGAACTGGAACAAATGACATACAAACAATTGAAGAAGATACCGGAAAGAGATTTCGGAGGAAGACAGGACAACACCGATAAACTAAAGCGGAAGTTTAGAAAATACTTGTATAAAGGCGATAAACAGCCGTTATATAATTTTCTCGGAGTTGGTCAACAATGAGCGGAAAGAAATTCACTTGCAACAGTTCCATTGTGACAGACGAAAAGCTGAGTAAATCGGCAAAATGGCTTTATGTTGTTATATCTTATCTGTACAGTAAATACGGATTTAAAACAGGATATTTTTACCGTACAAATGAACAGATGTCAGAGGATGCCGGAATCAGTCCAATGACGCTAAAATCAGCGAAGAAAGAGCTTATAGATAACGGATATATAAAAGTCTGGCATCATAACACGAATGAAAATGCTACAAATATTCGAGTGTGTTTTTATTCAATTTTGAAGTGAAAGGGGTGTGAAAACATCCCTTTTATAATGCCTAAAAATATATAAGGGTCTTATATATTTCTTGAAATGTGGTCTTATATACTCAAACATACCGCAAAGCCTTATTTTACAAGGGCTTAAAGCACTTCTGCAAATTCCTAAAAATATAGTTTTTATGCTATTTTACAGTGAAAATCATGATTTTATATAAGGGTCTTATATGTTTTTACCTGTTTAGGTGGTATAAAAATTATACCGCAGTTAGGTATAAAAATTATACCACCTAAAAGTATTTGATAAAGTAATGCAAGAAGAAAAAGAAATATTAAAGAAAAAGTGGAATCACTGACTGAATCATTTTCGAGGTATTTTGGGGATGATCTGACATCCGATCAACCAGACATTCGGGAATTGATATTTTTTAATCTATGCTTGACGATTATATTTTATCGGTGTATATTATGGGCATACAAACAAACGGTTTTTAATTTATAAAATTAAATACAATTAAATCCGCCCAAATCCCGGCGGTGTGAGAATGGATTCGGGAGATCCGCAACTATATGTTGTGGGTCTCTTTTTTATTATTAAGTGTTAGGAGGTGCGGAAAATGGAGAGAGTACAGGATGCAGAGCAGACAGTCGAAGTATTTGAGAATGAAATACAAATGTATTTGTCTATGTTCTGCGAATCCAACGCGATAGAAAGTGAGTATGATATATTGCCGAGCCAATGGAACGCAGCGCTGAGCTATATTTATAAACACGTTATAAAACCAAATCCCGATATATTAACTATACCTCATACCGTTAGTAATAGTTATAATATTAATGCTGTTGATGATCTGTTAGAGATGTATATCTATATGTGTTACTGCCATAATCAAGAGATAAGTATAAAGGGATTTTGTTTATTATCTGGTATATCAAGAGATACAATACATTCGTGGGGGAATAGTAATACAAGGGCTTATATATACAAGGACTTACAAGGGAATATTATAAGTGATATAGCAGTTAACAACCTGAAAGAAGGGGAGTATATCAAAGAACCAAGTACAGCGGCTTCAGACATTTACAAAAAATTAGTGGAAAATAACGAGGAGTCTCTCGTTTGTTTGCTAAAAGACAGAAGGAACAACCCAATGAAATACTTGCCGATACTTAACAAACGTCACGGTTGGAATCTTCCGGGAGTGAGCAAAGAGCGGACAAGCGAAAGGGCACTAACTGCCGCAGAGCTTCCAACGGTGGAGGAAATAAAGAGGATTGCAAGCGAAAAAGATTGATGTATTTTAACACATAACAAGGTAAAACTACATATAGTATTAAAAACTGATATGCATACAATATATTGATATGATATATACTACAAATTGTTATTTATCCAATAGATACATACGTTCGATTAAATAAGCGATGGATGCCTGGGGGTCTGTACAGAATCGCCACAACCGCCCTGCTTAGTCCCCAAAATATTCTCAAAAATAAAAAGGAGTCTTTCATGAAAAGTCAGGAATATGAGAAGCTACAAAATAGAATACTTGAGTACGAAGTTCTGAAACAAAAAATAATCATACTGAGGGATCACAGTACTTGCACAGACTGTATTCACAACAGGTTTATCCATGAACTTGACGACGATTTGAAAGAGAAACTATGTGACTTTGTAAAATCTACTGCAAACGAGCAGATTTCAAGACTGGAAAAGAAAATGGAAGAATTGTAAGGACGGTATTAATCATGGTTGCTAGATACTCATTCACCTGTAAAAAATGCGGAAAAGAATTTCATATATGCGGTCACTGGTATAATCAAATACTCATGCACTGGTTTTTAGATTACAGATATGAGTGGCATCATATCTTGAAACACAATCATTTCAAACTTTCAAGAAAAGGCTGAATATACTTCTTCAGAATTAACATAGTGTTTATACCACTTTTGATTTTACAGATCATGGATATACTGGCAGAACCGTTTAGGAGGTTGTAGGGCATGGTACTAGCATTTACAGAAGAACAAGCAATCGAAATACGGAAAACCGGAATGTCAGTAATACAGTTTAAGTATTGCATCAAGAATGGAATTAGCACAATGGAATACTGTTTAAGACAATGTATCGCTAATTTTAAATCAGCATTTGATAATATGTGTGAATGTTTTAGAAAAGCAATGGATAATATTCGGTACATTTTTGATACTGTAAAAGACTGTTTCGGATATCCAACATCACGAAGATATAGATTTGTGAAAATTCTCGGGAATTTTGGATATAGGAAATACGATGCTTGGGTTGCAACTCGTCCATATAGGGCAAGAAGTAACTGCTGACTCTAAAAAATTTTCAAAAAACAAAAAGGGGTGATACACATGAACGGATGTTGCGGAACTTGTAAATACGGTCACTACGACAAAATGCAAGGTTATGTATGTGTGAATGATGAAAGTGAATATGTAGCCGATTTCGTAGAATATGAGCATTGGTGCGAGGACTGGGTGAGTAAAAATGATGAAGATGATTAAGCGGTTATTTTGCAGGCATAAAAGAACAACGCATTTATACACATATCTGGAACGGCAGAAAGATGGTTCATGGATCACAAATCACGTTTGGAAGTGTATGGACTGCGGGAAGAAGATTTATTAATGATTAAAGGATTTTTGTTGGCATTTGACGTAATTCTGATTGTGTTGTTCTTAGTAATTGCAATCTATGCAGTAAAGGTTAAAGAAAAAGGGATTGCAACATTAATGGGGATGGTTTCAGTGATAATTGCTTTAAATTCCCTGTTCATTTTAAATTCATAAGATTCTGTGAGGTGCTGGAAAAGGTAGACAGATTTAGTCGTGAGAACTGTGCAAATTACTTATCTTGTGACACGAGCGAAAGCGTAGACTGTCGGAAAAAAGAAATCGAAAAGACATGGTTCATGTGTGGTGCAAATCCACACCCTCACAATCGACGCAGTTTTTATTTTTTATTGTTTCATCCTTTCTCCCCATAGCGGAATGCTGTTAAGAGCCGTCACAAGGCTCGTGGGGATTTGAATAAGCAATTAAATACAGCGTGAAGAGACGGTAGCGGAACAAGGTTTCGTGGAAGCACATATTTGTGTGGATGGTACAAGTCGGGTAAACATCTGGTCGAAACCCTGCCGATAAACAACAGAAAATCATAACGCTTGTCCTCATTCGTGAGTGCCGACTAACTGTTGCATAATCTCAGTTGCTTGTTCTTGTCAGTAAAGACGTTAAAACCCGTCCTTATACCGAGACGATAAATCTGTTCCATCACGAGAAGATGGTTAAAAACTGTCGCCCTGGCATATGGCAAGTTCGCAATAATGTGCCGATATAGACATTTTCCACTCGTGGTCGGTTTGAAGTCCTGCAATGCTATACAATCGACAAAAAACTTAATCCAAAGGAAATGAGACAAATTCAGTGATTGCAGTAGTCTGGATGCTTTGGATATTCGCCGGAAGTAATTAAATGAGTGACTGCTGGGCGGTCGAGGGTGGTTTATAAGGCGGATTAGTGTCAAGCATGGCACGATAAATATGAATGCAAGCAGGGAAGACCTGCTTTAGCCCTATGGTGTAATGGTAGCACACGAGACTTTGACTCTCGTAGAATAGGTTCAAATCCTGTTAGGGTTGTGCGTCCCGCTCATTACCGGATAGACGAGCGCATGATGTCACTGCATCGGCGAAAAAATAAACGCTTGGATAAGATCAACTGAAAATTATAGGAAGTTGTTATTATCCGGGAAACCTCACAAAAGGAGAAAGAGCTATGTGCAAATATTGTGAAAACGAAAAGAGAATTGCGTTTGATGACGGGGAAATTACATGGCATATTCAAAATACCGAAAAAGGTTATGAAATGATTTATGAAAATCATGAGACCGAAATATTGAAAAGTATCACTATTTCAAATTGCCCTATCTGCGGAAGAAAACTAACTGGCGAAGAAAATGAAGAAAGATGTGAGCAAAAAGAATTACTTGATAAAATCGAAAAACTAAACGACAGACATCAATCTGATTGTATTAAAATCAATCAGCTAAATGTGGTAATTGATGTGCTTGTGGAAAAGTATGCGAGATTACGGGAGGTTCACGGATTGTGAGAGTGATTTTAAAAGATAAAATTTACGAAATGAGCCGAAAGCAGTTTTGCGGATTATTAGACATAGCGAAACGGTCTGTTAATATGGGGATTTATGCCGTGCAGAAAGATGGAGTTGCGGAAATGAAGAATGAACAATTTGACTGCAAAACTGATTTAAGAAAAGCGGTTGTGGAATATGTGAAAAATGGATTCAGAGTATATTGTAATTGTAAAGGGGAATAGTTATGATTCACGAGGAAAAATGGTACACATGTGATCGCTGCGGAGAACGGATTGAAAATCTGGTAGAAGATGTTCTTGATTGTCTTCCAGAAGAAGTGTCAGCACAAATTCCAAGAGACGATTATTTGAAAATTATGAGCGGAGAATCGGATATTTCTATCGTAAATGCGGAATTTGATGGAAAAGATACTGAAACAGTTACAATACGAAAAGTGTTCTTAACGAAAGAAGATACAATTCATTTGTGCGGCAAGTGTAAAAGGAAATTTGAGAGGTTTATGAAAAATGATAAAGAGGTTATGTAATCTGTACATAAAGAGAAAAACAAAAAATCTAACACGAATTCCATTGTTCACAATGACATTTAATTATAAAAAATATAAAGAAAATGGAAAAGAGAATAGTTGTATGTTGTATACACTACACCCGGATATTGCGCGAGACGAATTTTTGAAAGAAAATTTGCAGAAATGTGTAGATTACATAAGAGAAAATTACGATATGGAAGTTTTTACTAAAATTTGAAATTGGAAATAGAATTTTGAAAAGAGGTATGCAAGATGAAAATATATAATCCGTTCAAAAAAATTAGTAAACTGGAAAGAGAGCTAAAAGATTCTTTACTCGATTTAGATGACTTGAAAAGAGAAAACGAAAGACTTAGTGGAAAACTTGAATATTTGAGAGAAAATAAAGAAAACCATGAAACAGGAATGTGGTGTAATGGATGCAAAAATCTTGTAAAATCAATGGGAGATACTGCTTTTGGTAGAAAAGAACTAAGATTTTGTATGTTAGACAACAAATGCAAAGACAGGGAGATAGAGAATGAGTGAAAAAGAGATTCAGAAAAAGATTGTGGAGCAGTCTGGAACGATTGCGAAAGCAATTTGTAAAGGGAAAGACGTGGAATTAAGAAAATCTGCAAGTGGCGTGTCTGTTGCGGAGATTTCTAAGAAAGTTGTGGCGAGATGAGCACAGCGAAAGGAATTATTTCTGTTATATTAGTAATACCATACATATTGCTACTAGGATCAATGACTTTTAGCGTGGAATTTTCAGATGGAACAGAAATATGCTACAACGGATGGATGATATAATATCTAATGACATAGCCGAGATGGTGGCTATGTAACAAGTCGAAATGGAGGCTTCTTTTATTTTTGAGTAAAGGAGGTCTCTTTCTTTATGTCTTTGGAACTTCAACAAGCAATCCAATCATACGAAAATTATATATCGGATAACGGAATAGATGAATCGGTCATTGACGCAATGATAGAAGCATGCAAAGTGGCATATCAGACGGAAAAAGACATTCCGTATGCGCTTAAAGTGTCCGAAAGGACAAAAGAGATTATAGAGAATTTTGTTCTAAATCTGACAGGTACTGATATTTGGGGGGTAGAGAAGTATTCTTTTGAAAACAAGATCAAGTATGAAATTATAGACAAGTTTTATGAAGTTCTCTTGTTGGAAGCTCAGAACAAGATTGTTGACAGCGGTTTTCGGTATTTAGAACGGAAAAGAGAACCGAAAGAACGATTTTATATGCCGAGAAGAAAACAATTCTTGAAAATTGGTCTCGTGGATGCGTTGCAAGGAATGATTGATGATAAATATGACATTTTGTGCATGTCGTTAATTCCGGGTGCAGGGAAAACAACAATCGAAAAATTCTTAAATGCCTTAGTGATTGGTTGGTTTCCGAAAGATTTCACACTTTTTTACTCCCATAGTGGCGATATTACACGAATGTATTATGACGGTGTGTACGATATTGTGACAAACACGGACGAATATACATGGAATGAAATCTTCCCTGATTTACACGTTACAAGTACCAATGCGAAGATGGAGCAGTTTAACGTAGGAAAATATAAACCGTTCCCAAGTGTGCAATGTACATCTGTCGGAAGTAAAAATGCTGGTAAGGTTCGTGCTTCCAAGTTTTTGCTTGTTGATGATATGATTGGTGGAATCGAAGAAGCGATGAATCCAAGCATTTTGGATAAACTGTGGGATAAATACGCCGTAGATGCACGTCAGAGAAAGATACAAGACACAGACGGGAAAAACTGCAAGGAAATACACATAGCGACTCGTTGGAGCGTACATGATGTGATCGGGCGCATTCAAAACATGTACGCCGGAAACCCAAGAGTAAAAGTGATTGCGGTGCCGGATATTGACCCGGTTACTGGAGAAAGCAATTTCGAGTATGAGTATAGCGGTTTTAAAAAAGAGTTTTTCGCAGACCAACAATTACTTATGGATGATATTTCTTATCGATGCCTGTATAAGCAAGAGCCAATTGAGCGTGAGGGATTATTGTTCCCGGACGATAAAATCAGACGCTATTTGCATTTACCGCATGGAGAGCCGGAAATGATTACAGCGCAATGTGATACAAAAGGAAAAGGCACAGACTACTTTGTCCTGCCTGTTTTGCAGAAGTACGGAGAAGATTATTACTGTGTGGATTGCGTTTGTGATAATACCGCCGATTATGAAATGCAGTATGAAAATGCGTCTAATGCGATTGTAAATAATGAAGTCCAAGAGTGTGAATTTGAGCGTAATGCCGGTGGCGATCGCGTGGCGATGGAAGTAAATAAGCGAGTAGAGCAAAAAGGATGGATATGTAACATTACAGACGTTCCAACCGAGACGAATAAAGAAGCGAGAATATTTCAGTGCTCTAACTGGATATTGCAACACGTTATATTCAAGGACTTATCACTTTACAAACCAAATGAACCTTATGGAGTGATGATGTCACTTTTGAAACAATATTCAGTTTCCGGGAAAAAACAATTAGATGATGTGCCAGATGTTTTTTCAAACTTTGCAATCCGGATGACAAAGGGAAGCAGAGTGGCTAAAGCCGAAGCAATACACAACCCATTCAGAGGAGGATACGGATATGGATACTAAAACATATTTGCAGCAGATCGAGCGACTGGATCGAAAAATTCAAAATAAATTTGCTGAGATTGAACAGTTGAAAACCATGGCAACATCCATCAGTGTCGCTCAAAAGGATATTAATGTTCAAACATTCTCAGACAAAGACCGGATGGGAAGTGCGGTTTCTAAAATTGTTGACCTTGAATCGGAAGCGAATGAAATAATTTGCGAATTTCTTGAGAAAAGAAGTATAATAATACATCAGATTGATGGTATTTCGGATACAAATATGTATCATATACTTTTTAACCGATATGTCATGATGAAAGATTTGGGAACCATTTCTGTTGAAATGGGATACTCATTTAAGCAAGTATGCCGGATTCACGGAAATGCATTAAAGGAATTTGAGCATTTATACGGGGCGCGTTATTTGAAATGCGTATAAAGTAGTCCCTAAATGTCCTATAATGTCCACTGATGTCAGCTAGAAGTCCAAAAGTTGACATGATATAATAATAATTGAAGAAACAGACAATGTTTCTGAATCATATAACCCCCGTTTGTATGAGATAGAGAAAGGACGCGACACGGCAGCGTCCTTTTTTCGTGGAGAAAATTATGAAAGAATATAAAGAAAAAACGATATACTGCCCAAAGTGCGGACGCAAAGTCGGTGTTTATGATGGCAGATCATCCATTAATAAAATTTGCAGATGTAAAAACTGCAACAAAAGAATTGTGTATCACGTTGATACAGGAGAAACAGAAATTAAAAATATTCCCAAAAGAAATTGTTCTTCTGGAATAACATTTATTTAAGGCGGTGCTTCATGTATAACTATCCACATAAAAATTACAGACCGTTCTCTGCTATTTGCGATTGTGGATTTGGTAGAAAAATCATTTACACAAGGCAAAGACAGATTACATGGCGAAATATCGTAGATGAATTGAATAAAGCACTTGCAATCCATAGACAGAATTCAACGGAAATTGAGTATCTTGATCGTTACTATCGTGGAGATCAGCCGATTTTATATAGAAAAAAAGTCAATCGACCGGAAGTAAACAATAAAATCGCTGTAAATCTTGCGTATGAGCTGGTTGAACGTAAAACTGCTGATATTTGTGCAGAGCCGATCCAATACGTTCTTCGTGGAACAGATGATAAGAAGTCAGATGAAATTTCATGGCTTAATGCAATTATGGATTCCGAAAACAAACAGGAATGCGACATTGATATTTGCAGATGGCGTTCTATTTGTGGCACTGCATATCGTTTTATTGGAAATGATGATGGAAATGGTTCGGTTTTGGACGAAAGCGACTTTGAGTTATCTTCTGAAAACCCGATTTATACATTTGTAGTGTACTTTCCGAACAATAAACCGGCTTTCTCGTGTCAGATTCGAGAAGACGAAAATGGTCAAGAGTTTTACTTCTGTTACACGAACGGTCAGTGGTTTGAAATTTCAGAAGGAAAATTGAGAAGATTTGGAATAAATGGAAATGGAGCAATTCCGGTTATTGAATATCCAAATAATTCTCGTAGACTTTCCGATATTGAAATGACGATTGCCATCACAGATGCAATTAATACTCTTTCTTCTGACAGAATCAATGGGATCGAGCAGTTCGTTTCTTCATGGGTAAAATTTGTAAATTGCGAAGTAGATAGAGACAGCTTCTTGAGCATGAGACAAGAGGGTGCGCTTGTTGTGAAGTCTAATAACGGAACTGAAAATAAGGCGGACGTTGATGTAATGACAACGGAACTGAATCAGACAGAGGGGCAAGTTGTATTTAATGATTTGTTTGAGCGTTTTCTTGACATTCAAGGATTGGCGAACAGGGGTAATATCAACACCGGGGGCGATACTCAAGGTGCAGTCAATCTTCGTAACGGACATTATGACGCTGGACTTCGAACGGCAATCAATGAACCGATTCTTAAAAAGTCGGAGAATATGACGATCAAGATTATTCTGAACAGGCTTAGAATTTCAAAAGGCTTTACACTTGTTCCGAGTGATGTGGAAATTCATATCAACCACAATAAGCTAGATAACATGATGGTAAAAGCGGAAGTTCTTCAGATTTTGTTGAACTGTGGAATCCATTACAAGAGAGCAATTAAGGTCATTGATATGTTTAGCGACCCGGAACAGGTTGCAATTGAAAGTAAAGATAGAATGGAAAGTCTTTACACAGATAAAGCAGAAAAACAGGAAGAACCAAAAATAGAAAAACCGGTCAACAAAGAAGTAGTCGAACAGTAATCGGCTGCTTTTTTATTTTATAAATTTGCAGTTATGCGTCAAATAGCAAAAGTAAATATCCAAGCTGATAGAACAGCGAAAACAAATGTAGATAACGGAGGTAATCAAAATGACAAGAGAAGAAGCAAGACAAAACTTAGTGGCTTTAGGGATTGAAGAGCCGAGTGATGCACAGGTAACAAATTATCTGAATCAGTTTCACAGCAATCGACCGAATCCACAACCACAGCCGTCACCACAGCCAACGCCTACACCGCAACCACAGCCAACTCCGACACCGGAGACAACACCATCTCATGATGATGGCGGAGAATTGGAAACATTGAGAAATCAGATTGCACAGCTTCAGAAAGAAAATGTGCAGAAAGATATTCGTGCGTATGCAGCTGAAAAAGGATTAACAGGAGAACAGGCAGAAAGCGTGCTCGCAGGATTTCAGACAGATTTAGAAGCTGCTAAGAAAGCGATTGACTCTATCGCACAGATTATTTCCGATAAAGAAACCGCAGCAGCCACAGCGAAAGAACAAGAGCTATTAAAAGGTACTCCGAATCCAGGTGGTGGAACTGGCGGTAATCCAGGCGATGATAAGCCGGAAGATGTGAAGAATGCGGAAAGCATCTCTTTTGGAAACAAAGCGGACGAACAGTCCATGAAAGATTATTACGTTTTGAAATAGGAGGTTAAAAGACTATGGGAAAGCCTATCGTACATGAGTATGGACAAAGTAAAGGTATTTTGAAGTTTTTCCCTTATGAGGGCGCAGCGTGTGTTGTTCCTCAGACAATGAAATCTTCACCGGATGAAAACGGTTTGAAAATTGTTCCGGCTGGAACGCCATTTCCGGCAAATGATAACAGTTGCCTTGGCTATCTTCTGCATGATGTAGATGTGACACAAGGAGATGCGCCGGGAACTTACGTTTATCAGGGAACTATTGATTGGGAAAAAGTAAAATCATTATCAATCGAAGATGCAGCTAGAAAAGTAACACCGAGAGTTACATTTTACGGCGCACCGGCGATCTCAGAGTAAAAGGAGGAATAAAAAATGGCATTACCATTGAGAGAAGCGTTTACCGCTAGAGCTTTAGGAGTCCTGTGGAATGATTATAAGGCAAAGCTCGGTACGGGACCGTATAGTGGAAGAATGAAGTTTGGAACGGTGAAACAGGACAGCCTTGATTTGAAGTTTATTAAAGGAAAGAACGGTCTCCCGGTATCTTTGAAAGCATCAAATTTTGACGCGCAAGCACCATTAAGGGATGTTGGTGGATTTTCCGATATTCAGAATGAAATGCCTTTTTACCGTGAAAGTTACATGGTAACAGAGAAAGAAGAACAGGAATATGCAAATTATCAGTCTGCGGAAAATTCCAACATGGCAAATCAGGTTTTACAAGAAATTGCTAAAAAGCCTTTTTCTCTGATTCAAGGCGCTTTGGTTGTACCAGAACGTCAGATTTGGGAACTTTTGGCACCGGAAGATGGTGTTCCGAAAGTAACCGTAAATATCGAAGGAGAGAAATATGTTGTTGAATATACAACAGATAGTGGAGCGGCGCATAAGAAAGATCACTTTGTTGAGATTTCCGGCGATGAAGATAAGTGGAATGCTTCGGCAACTGCAACGCCACTTGACGATTTGATTCAAGCAAGACGTGATTTTGCGAAGAAAACCGGATACTCTTTGACAAGATTTTCCATGAATACAGAGACATTTGAAATGATTCTGAAAGCAGAAGATACAAAGAAGCAGGTACTTGGAATCACTGCATACAATGGCGGTATCAGAGTGAGACAGGCTGATGTACTTTCTTACTTAAGAGAGTACGGAATTGAGATCGAAGTATACGACAAAGTATACATTGATGAAGAAGGAAATACAAAGTATTTCATTCCAACAAACATTGTTTCTGCTCAATCTGCCGGAGTATATCTTGGTGATTATACATTTGGTAGAACACCGGAAGAGAGAAGTGGAAGTTTGACAGATGGAAATCTTTCTCTCGTAGAAACAGGTATTTCAGTATATTCATATACCACAAATCATCCAATTAACACACATTGTGTAGTTTCCATGATTGGACTTCCTACTTTTGAGGGTATGGACAGCGTTGTTGTTATGAAGGTTGCGTAAGGAGTGGTTACATGATTGCTACACACAATATCAAGATAGGTGGACGTTGGTATAAAGCCGGGGAAGAAATCAATTCCTCGGCTGATTTTATGAATACGCCAGAGATTCCAGAATATGGAGAGAAGAAGTTTACTAAAACAGAGATTTATCAAATGCCCGTAAAAGAACTTCGGGAGCTTGCTACCGAGTATGGGATTGACGGTGCAGAGTATTTGAACGGTTCGGATATTAAGAAACTTCTTATTGATAAGTTAGGACTGTAGGTGAAAAAATATGGCGTACTCAAGATTAGAACAACTTAAAATTCGGTTGAGACAATCTAATGTTTCATGCGAGCAAGAAGATAAGTTCTTAGAACAGCTTCTTTATCAATCAGAACAAGATGTGCGTCTTTACCGAAATTATCCAGACAATTACACAGAGGAGATGATTGAAAAGGATATGAAGAAATTCGACAGTATCATCATAGACTTGGCTTTGTATGATTGCAACCAAGAGGGAGGAGAATTTCAGATTTCCTCTTCTGAAAACGGAACTTCAAGGAGTTGGATTGACCGGGATAAAATTCTCGGAAAAGTTACTCCTTTTGTGAACGTGTTATAGAAAGGGTACGGTGATCCAATCATCTCCCGGCTACTGGGTTAAGTGGCAGACGATTGTGCGTACCATAGCGGTGAGTTTACTGTGATGGTGCAGGGATATGGCACTTGGCGGTGGTGGGCGGCTATATAAAAATTCCCGAAAGGAGAAAGAAGAAATGGAATATTTTTTAAATTCCTTCGGTGATATAACAATCGGAAATGTGGCTATTTTGCTGTGCGCAGTAATTTTTCTTTTTGGATGCTATAAGAAAGTGGAAAAATATTTTTCTGAAAAGGCTATAAAGGAAAAAGAGTACGACGAAAGAATTAAAAAAGTGATTAGTCAAGCAGAAAATTATCCGAAATGGCATGAACAAAGCCTTTGTATACAGAAAAAGTTTGGAAATTCTATTGACAATTTAGATAGAAAGATGGATAAATTGCAAAAATTAAATGATGAGGGAATGGCTCTTACTTGGAGATACAGAATCCTTAGATTTGATGATGAAGTTCGGCATGACGATAAGCACACAAAAGAACACTTTGACCAGATACTTGAAGATATTACAAAATATGAGAGGTTTTGCAAGGACAATCCTGATTTTGAAAATAATAAGGCGTATCTTGCAATAGACAATATCAAAAAAGTGTATAAAAAATGCACAGACGAAGGAACGTTTTTGTAAAGGAGTGATTTTAAATGGAACAGATTGTTATAAACATGACACTTGTTATCGGAATTGTTGGAATTTTTGCTTTCGCAGTTTCAATAATTACGCAAGTTTTTAAAGGAGTATCGGGATTGAAGAAAATTCCGACCGATATTTTGGTTTTTGTATTGTCAATCGGTCTTACGGTTACAGCTTTTATAGCTTATATGCAGTATATACAGCAAACGATTCTGTGGTACATGATTCTAGCAGCAATTCTAGCCGGCCTATTAGTAGCTTTTGTGGCAATGTACGGTTGGGAAAAAGTAGCAGAATTGTGGAAACGATTTTACAGAGTGAATAAGAATGATTTAGAGGATGAGTAATCGTCCTCTTTTTTGTACAGGTGCAAATGCCGGAGAAAGGAGAAAATTATGGAAAATTTAAGAGTAATTGATGTAAGCGAACATCAAGGAACTATTAACTGGGATGCGGTAAAAGGACATATAGATGGGGCAATCTTACGATGCGGATATGGAGATAATATTGCAAGTCAGGACGATAAGCAATGGAAAAGAAATGCAGATGAATGTACAAGACTTGGGATTCCGTTCGGAGTTTATATCTATTCCTACGCGACAAGTGACGCACAGGCGAAAAGCGAAGCGGAACACGTCCTTAGAATGGTAAGCGGATATAAACTTTCGTACCCAATTTATTTGGATTTGGAACAGGCAGGAACGGAAAATGGAGCAATTCAAAGAGCGAATATCTTCGGGGATATCATCGAAAAAGCTGGATACTGGTGCGGAGTTTATGCGAATACAAACTGGTGGACAAACTACCTGGTAGGGTTGGAACGGTTTGTAAAATGGGTAGCACAGTATAATTCGGTTTGCACATATCAAGGAACATACGATATCTGGCAGTATACGTCAGGCGGATCTGTTCCGGGAATTTCCGGAAACGTGGATATGAATCATTGTTATAGAGATTATCCAGCAGAAATTACAGGAGGGGATACAAAACCGACGCCGCCGGCAGTAGCACCATCTGGATCTACGCTTGATCTTGTTGCTGGAGTTATGCAGGGAAAATATGGAGACGGAGACGCTAGAAAAAATGCTCTAGGAAATCGGTATAATGAGGTGCAGAATATGATTAACTATATTGCATCTGCCTCCGTAGATACACTTGTGAAAGAAGTTTATGCGGGAAAATATGGAAATGGAGATACAAGAAAGGCGGCGCTTGGAAACCGGTACAATGAGGTACAAAACAAGATTAATGGTTCCTCCGGCGGCGGTGCAGTATACTACACAGTCCAGTCTGGGGATACGCTTTCTGGAATCGCTGCTAAATACGGTACTAATTATCAGGCAATCGCAAATCTGAACGGTATTCAGAATCCGAACTTAATTTATCCGGGGCAGAAGCTACGCGTAAAATAAGGAAGGTGTCTGTATGCGACTTTTAGAAAAAAACAAGCAGAATTTAAAGTATGCGTTACAAGTCGGGGAAGTTCCGATTTACGAACGAGACGAAGACGGAAACATCATATATATTGAGGTGGACGGTCAGAAAGTTCCGGTAGAAACAGGAGAGACAGAAGTCGGGTATTCAAATCCGATTGATTTTAGAGGAAATATTGCAATGTCCGGCGGTGAAGCAGAGGCGAAGTCGTTCGGATTAGACATCAGCGAATATGATGCAATTCTCTTAATGGAGAAAGGAAGAATACCGATTGATGAAACGTCTCTAATTTGGCATATTAGCGAAGTTAAGTATGTAGACGAACAAAATACCATAGTGGACAGAAAATCGGCTGATTATTCGATTAAACGTGTTCAACCGAGCCTTAATTTTACAAGGTATCTTTTGAAAAGGATTGTGAAGTAGAATGGAAAACAGAAGTATCAATATTCTTGGAACAGAATATCAAATTGAAATTCGAGAATTGAAAAATGAGGAAATTGACGGTTTTTGCGATTATACAAACAGATTGATTGTTGTAAGAGAAGATAATTACAATAAAGTTGGAAATTTTGAACGATTGATGAATAAGCAGCTACGACATGAAATTGTTCATGCATTTATGGCTGAATCAGGGTTGCAGAGTAATTGGCAACATATCAAAGAATTTGGACACGATGAAACAACTGTTGATTGGTTCGCAATCCAATCGCCGAAGATTTTCAAGGTTTTTCAAGAGTTAGATATTTTATAGGAGGTAGACATGGCGAAGGCACCGAAATTTGAACTAAAATGTGAAAAATGTGGAAGACCGCAACCTAAAGATGAAAAAAGATCAAATAAAAATTTTGATGTATTTAACAACAATGAGAAATGCGAGTGTGGAGGTAATTTTGTTATGTTTATTGATGGACAAAGGTTAGGTTAATGGCAAAAAAAGTATTGAAAGCAAACGTATTTTCATTATCCAGTATTAAAGAATTGCAGAAGCAGTTGAAAGAATATCAAGATTCTCTTAATAAAAAATGCGAAAAATTCACAGAGGAATTAGCGAAACGAGGTGTAGAGATTGCAAAAGCAAGGGTTACTACACTTGACGCGATATTTACGGGTGAACTTTTAAATAGCATACACACAAGGAAAGGTAACGGAGGTAAAAGCGCCGTTATCTTTTTTATTGTGGCGGATTCAAGACATGCCGCATTTGTTGAGTTTGGTACTGGACAACTCGGTATTGAGGGAAGTTATCCATATCCATTCCCGGAGGGCGTGGAGTGGAATTATAACACCGGAAAGACAATTTTTGAGATTGCGCCCGGAAAATACGGATGGTTCTATCCGAAAGATGGAAAATGGTATTTTACGCAAGGTATGCCGTCAAGACCGTTTATGTATGAAACATCATTGGAACTCATGCAAGAGATTCCGCAGATTGCAAAAAAGGTATTTGGAGGGCGGTAATATGCTAGATATGTTGGAATCACAAGTTATCACTCGGATAAAGACGCAGTTTTCTAAAAAACTGAAAGACCGTTATCCAAATTTAAAATTTACAAACTCTGACAGAGCCGATACTGTTCCGAAATTCCCAACCGTGTATATACACGAAATGACGGGAGCGGAAACAGGAGAAGACTTACAAGGAGATACGATCAATGCTGTTTGGTCTTCTTTTCAGATCGAGGTAACAACAAATACCAAGATGAATGATGCGAAAGAAGTGATGAATGAGGTTGTACGAATTATGAAAACAATGAGGTTTCAAGTAATTGCAACACCGGAATTTCAGAACACAGACAGTACATATCGAAGAGTAGCACGTTTTCGGCGAATGATAGCCGATGGCGATATTTTATAAGACCGATCATAAAAAGTGATCGCTTACTGCAAAAAATTAGCGGTGGAAAGGAGAAAAAATATGATTGCAGGAATTTCTACATTAGGAATTACATTTGGTTATGGAGTTGAAACAACTGCCGGACAAAAACCAGCTAAATTTACAAAGCTTAATCGAATTAATTCAATTGGTGGAATCACGATTGAAAATGAGCAGATTGATGCGTCTGCGGTTGAAGATGCTGTTAAACGATATATCCGAGGGGCAGCAGATACGGGAGGTTCATTCCCTGTCGGTGTAAACTTCACAAGTGAAACAAAAGAAGAATGGAAAAAGGTTATCGAAGAATACGCAAAGCTTACAGGTGGAAAAAGAATGTGGTTTCAGACGATTATTCCGGGATTTGATGAATCATTCTTTGTAATCGCACAGCCACCAACAGCACTCCCACAGCCGGAGATTGGTCAGAACGAATTGCTCGTAATGGAAAATAACCTTACTATTGAAGAGTTTAAGGGAATGGACACAAAAGTTGATTTTGAAGTTGTGGGGGGAGCTTAAGCTACTTAGATACAAAAGCCGGTCTAAGTAGCGTTTCTGATGAAATGGCTTATACAGAACTTGAAGAAACATATTAAAATATGAGCGGGGCAGTCTTCGGACTGCCCCCTCTGATTAATCGGAGGGAAAAATATGAAAACAATTCAGATTGGGAATGAACAGTATACGTTAGAATTTAGTTTTGAAGCGGCAGAAAATAAAGCAGTTGTGCAAAGGATGTTTAATGCTTTGTCGATGTCTTATATTGGAAAAAGATTGGATTTAGAAGGTGAAAATAGCAAAGTAGAAATTGCTGCTGCAATGATTGACGGAACAGCAGATTTGATATCTGATATGCCACATATTTGTAAAGATGCTTTTTATGCCGGATTATTGGAACATCATCATGTGACTTTTGATGAATCAAAAAAACTGATGAAACAGTACATGAAAGAGAAAAAAATGTCCTTTAAAGGGCTTTATGAAGAAATAAAAGAAACGATGGAAGAAGATGGTTTTTTCGATTTGACGGGTCTGACGGAGATGGTTGCGGAGATGAACAAGCAGGACGAGGAAGAAGTGAAAAAAGTGCCGAAAACACCACAGGATCACAAGAAAAAATCGACTTCCACAAAATAATATGGGAAGAATACTTTAAAAATGCGTTAAGAATGGGAATTTCTCATGAAAGCTTTTTGCGCCTTACCCCAAAGAAATTAGAAATATATGCAGAAGCATATAAATTGATGTTACGTGATAGGGATTACGAAAATTGGCTCATGGGGCAATACAATATGAAAGCCTTTTCTGTTGTTCTGGATCAAGTATTAGCTGGAATGAATAAAAGAAAATCAAAAGCAAAATATTTCGAAAGTCCTATTTTGGAAATGGCGGAAAAGAATAATGAACCGTTATCCGAAAAAGAGTTGCAATTACAAAGGGAATTATTTGTTGCAAAACTTGAAGCGCTGAAAACAAATTTTGAAATTAATCATAATAAACAGTAGTGTGTCAAAACCTACTGTTTTTTTCTGGCTATTGAACGGAGATAGTCACTGACCTAAAAAAGTTATAGGAAGGATGTGTGAAATGGGAACTACAGTAGACAGCCTTGAAATACAATTACAGGCGCAAGCTGGAAAAGCGAATAATGCAATTGACACATTGATAACAAAACTAGGGACATTAAACACATCTCTCACGAAAATCAACGGAAGCGGTTTATCTGGGGTAGCAAATGGTGTAGATAAACTAAGCCGTTCTATGCAAGGTTTAAAAAATGTTGGAACAGCAGATTATACAAGATTTGCCAAGGGAATTGAAAAGATTGCAAATTTGAACAGTGGACAGATTTATAAGGCATCAGGGGCGATCGTAAAATTCGGGAAAGGTCTTCAAGGATTAAATGCTGTTAACGTTTCAAAAACGTCAAAGCAAGTAGCTGACTTGGCAAATGGAATATCACGCCTTGGGTATAAGAGTTCTACAAAAGCAATTGATAATATCCCGAAATTGTCAAAAGCAATGCTGGAACTGATGCATAACTTATCAAAAGCGCCTAGAGTCAGCCAAAATCTTATTGATATGACAAATGCTTTAGGTAGACTTGCAAGAACAGGAGCTTCTTCCGGTCGCGCTGCGAGCGCACTTGGAAATAGTTTAAACACTTATACGAAGTCTACGCACAAGGCTAGGAGTGGTTCAAAGGGACTTGCTTCTGCGTTAGGTAAGATGTATGCAAGTTGGTGGCTTCTGTTTCGTTTTGCGGGGAAGATTAAGGACTCAATTAATCTGGCTTCTGACCTTGTGGAAGTACAGAACGTTGTAGACACTGTATTTGGCAATATGTCAAGTAAAGTAGAAGAATACGCACAGAAGTCTATTGAACAATTTGGAATGTCTGAATTGTCATTTAAACAGTACGCAAGCCGTTTTCAAGCAATGGGTTCCGCAATGGGAATTGATACAAGTTCCATTGAAAGTGCAAATTCATTTTTGAATAAGGCTACTGGCGGATATGTCGGTCTGTCTGATTCTATGGCAGATGTATCATTGAATCTGACTCAATTAACAGCCGATATGGCATCTTTCTACAATGTCAGTCAAAAGGATGTAGCAGAAGATTTATCAGCTATCTTTACAGGAGAGACACGACCGCTGCGTACATACGGACTTGATTTAACACAGGCAACACTTGCAGAATGGGCAATGAAAAATGGATTGGATGCAAATGTGAAGTCTATGTCGCAGGTAGAAAAGACGATGCTTCGTTATCAATACGTATTGGCGAATACTTCGGCAGCGCAAGGCGATTTTGCCCGGACTTCTAATACATGGGCGAACCAAATTCGTATTTTGCAAGAGCAAATTAAGAAATTTGCTTCCGTCATTGGAACTGGTTTTATCGCAGCGTTTAAACCATTTGTACAAACTTTAAATAAAGTCATGGCGAAAGTCATTGATTTTACACAGAATGTATTAAACGCACTTGGTCAGATTTTCGGGTGGGAATTTGAGATTAGTGGCGGAGGAATAACTGACGATTTAGGAGACGTATCTGGAGATCTAGCGGATTCAGCTGGAAGCGCAGGAGATTTATCTGACAATCTCGGACAAGCTGCTAAAAATGCAAAGAAGCTTCACACTTTAGGAATTGATGAATTGAATATTGTTGAGCCTGATAATGGTACTACTGGTAGTGCTGGAGCTGGTGCATCAGGCGGATCAGGTGGTGCTGGTTCAGGTGAAGTGGGCGGTTTAATTGCCAACTTTAAGCCGAACGATAAGATGTTGGACGCATATAAAAGTAGCATTAAAAGTTTAGAACAGTTAGGCGAATATATAAGCGTCACATTATCAAACACGTTAGAAAAAATTAACTGGGATTCCGTGTATGAAAAAGCAAAAAATTTCGGAACAGGGTTGGCGGATTTTTTGAATGGTTTAATAAAACCTAGACTTTTTTATGATTTAGGGAAAACTGTTGCTAATTCAATCAATACAGCTTTTCAATCTGCAAATGCGTTCGCTGTAGAGTTTGACTGGGGAAATTTAGGGAAATCTATAGCAAAGAGCATAAAAGGATTCTTTGAAAATTGGGATCCTGAAATCGCAGCGGATACATTTAGTAATTTCGCCAACGGAATTTTAGAGTCTTTAACGGAATTTATAAACACTTTACAAGACGATAAAACATTTGAAGATATTGGTCAAAAAATAGTTGAATTTATATGTGGAATAGAGTGGGGAGATTTAACTTGGAACTTATACAAATTCGGAAAGGCATTAGTTAAAGCTATAGCGAACCTTCCGAATGATTTTGCAAAAGGTGCATTGCAATCACTGGTTGATAAAATCTTTAGTGAAGACGCCGAAGTTAAAGTCGGAGACATTGCATTACCCCCAACGAGTCTTTCTGGATTAATGTTGCAATTAGGAAATATTAAGGAATGGGTTGGAGAAACAACATCATCAATAGGCGAACAATTCAGAAAAGGATGGGATGAAGCAAAAAAATCTTGGGAGAACGGAAGTGGATTTTTTGAAGGATTATGGGAAGGAATAAAAGTAGTATTTTCTCCTGTAACGGAATGGTTTGGCGAAAAGTTTGATAAAGGGTATGAAGGTATTAAAAAAGCTTGGTCATTCATTGAATCTTGGTTCTCAAAAAAATGGGAAGCCATTAAATCTCCTTTTAAAAATGTGGGTCCGTGGTTTAAAACGGCTTTTAAAAACGCATATGATGCCATAAAGAACATTTGGAAGGGGTTAGGAGACTTCTTTAAAGAAATTGCAGAAAACGCATTTAAACCTATTAAAACCCTTGTGAATGGCGTTATAAAAGGCGTGAACTGGGTGCTTGAAAAAGTGGGATCAGACACACGAGTAAGTGAGTGGAGTGGAATAAAGTTCGCTAAAGGATCGGATGGAGTTCCGCAAAACACACTTGGAATCGTGAATGACCAAGCGGGATCAACTTACAAAGAGCTTATTATTCCGCCGTCAGGAAAACCATTTATACCCGAGGGGCGGAATGTCATGTTGCCGCTTGAAAAAGGTACAAAAATAATGCCTGCGAATCAAACAAAGGCGTTTATATCAGGCACTCCACATTTTAAAGGTGGAATAGGTGAGTTTTTTGAAAACGCATGGAGTTCGGTAAAAAGTTTTACAGGGAATGTGTTGGATTATCTTACAAACCCAGGAGAAATTGTAAAAGTTGCAATCAGCAAGTTTGCAAATATATCAAATTTATTTGAACCGTGGTCGAGTGTGGCAGGTGGAATTATAAACAAGACATTTGATGGAATTGTACAGTATGTAAGCGGAATATTTGATTCAATACAGCCAAAATATAACCCATCAGCCGGAGTTGAACAATGGAGAAACATTGCCACTAAAGCATTGAAAATGACAGGTCAATTTTCAAAATCAAATTTAGACCTTTTACTTTATCAGATGCAGACGGAATCCGGCGGAAACCCAAAAGCAATTAATAAATGGGATATAAATGCAATCAAAGGAACGCCTTCCAAAGGATTGATGCAGGTAATTGATCCGACTTTTAGAACGTACGCATATCCTGGATATGATAAGGATATTTACGATCCATTGTCAAACATATTAGCATCTATTAGGTATACATTGGCTAGATACGGAAGCTTGTCAAACGGCTGGAAAGGTCATGGATATGCCAACGGAATAGGAAAAATTACATTGGCAGATTTAATACCGAAGTATTCAGTAGGAGGATTCCCGGAAGACGGATTGTTTATGGCAAATCATAACGAGTTGGTAGGGACATTTTCCGATGGAAGAACTGCGGTTGCAAATAATTTGGATATTCAAAAAGGAATTGAAGAAGCGGCATACAGAGGTTTTTCTCGTGCAAATATGGAAAACCGAGAGCAAGAAAACCTATTGAGAGAATTGATACAAGCGGTTAGAGATGGAAAACGAATTGTAGTAGACGGAAGAGAATTAGTGTCGATCACAGATTCGAGACGTGCAAGGAATGGATATTCGTTTACTTAAAAGGAAAAGCGCCTACTTCGGTAGGTACTTTTTTATTAAAAAACAGGAGGTTGAATATGGCATTATCATCGTTTTTGAACGTAAATGGTTATGACTTTCCACCGCCGAGACGCGGGTTTTCATGGACGATAACAACGACAGTAAACGGTGGAAGAAATGAGAACAACGCAGTTATTGGTCAAAGAGTTGGAAGGGATTTGTACAAACTTAGTAATCTCGAGTGGGTCGGTCTTAATCCAGAAACTCGAAAGATGATGTTAGATGCCATAAAACCATTTTACGTTCCTGTTACATTTGAAGATATGGCGAATCCGGGACACCCGATCACTATTATAATGTACCCCGGAGATAGGAGCGGAAAACCGTTATTTGTAGATAGGCTAACTCATATGGTAACAAAAGATGAGACGCTTTCATTTAATTTGATTGACGCCGGTTTGGAGTGATCGTATATGCAAATGGCAAGTAAAGAATACATAGAATCAATGAAACTTCCGTTTCGGAATAGAGGATATGTAAAAGTAAGCATAGGAGTTGTAAATTCTGATGCACAGAACAATGCTAAAGTAACAAACACGGAATTATTGTATCTGGCAAATAAAGAAAAACCGTTTGATGGTTACGATGTAAATAAAATATACGCAACATGTGAACAAAATTTCTCAAAAGTCGATGGGACAATGTATTTTCCGCCGCGAAAAGATAGTGGATTAGAAATTTATAACAACGGAATCATCACAAATGAAATTCTTGGAAGTGCGAAAATAGAATTTACAGATAAATCAGGATTAGACATAAAAGGAATAACAATAGATTTCGGTCATTGTTATCCGACAGAATTTACTATAGAGACAAATTTGACCACTAGAATCTATAAAAATAGTTCGGAAAAATTTGTTACCGAAGATTCTTTTGACGGAACGAATTATTTTTGGATAAAGCCAAAAACTATGGTGAATGGGAAAGGCAGACTCAGAATTGGAAACATGATATTTGGAATTGCAAATACATTTACAAATGAAAAAGTGATGGGTTGCAGCATGAAAGAATATGTTTCTCCGATATCAGAAAGTATTCCAAGTATGGATGTTTCTATCAAGGTTGATAACCAAGATTTGTATTATAGCGTAGACAATCCAGAAAGCGCTATTGCGTATATGGAAATAGGACAGGAAGTGAAAGTTACCTTCGGATATGATGTGACAGGAAACGGTGATATAGAGTGGCTTAATGAAACAACGACATATCTTAATTCATGGTCAGCAAATGACACAGAGGCTGTATTTACATCAACAGATAGATTTTATCAGTTGAGGGATAACTTTTACGGAGGAAAATACAGAAAAGATGGAATCTCTTTATATGATTTGGCTTTAGAAGTTTTGGAAAGCGCTGGAATTACAGATGAAAGAGAATATTATATAGATCCATATTTAAAAAAGATAATTGTGTATAATCCACTTCCAGTTGTAAGTCATGCAGAAGCGTTGCAGATTATTGCAAATGCCGGAAGATGTGCATTGAGAGAAGATAGAAAAAATAAAATCATATTGCGTTCATCATTTGTTCCCAATATGATTGCCGAAACAAATGATATTGCAAATTTTGGTAAGATAGACAACATCTTGAAAGAGAGTAAAAAAGATGCTTACGCAAATGCAAGTAAAGACTTTTCCGTAGTAGATGGAAGTCTTTATTTTTTGCCGAAAGACAATAATTACCTAAATACTGGATATGTAAGCGATTCTGTTTCGGATGGAAATGGAATATTTCAAAAAAACCCGAAAATCACAGTGAACTTGGAATCTTCATTCGATGCGTATGGCTTGATTATTAATTTTAGAAACACAGCACCGGAAGAATTTAAAATAGTAACATATAACAATGGAGTCTTAAAAGAAGAGTTTATTGTAAAAAAACCGGATATTAGTTTTTTAACAGATCATGTTTTTCTTGAGTTTAATAAAATGGTAATTGAGGTAACAAAAGGATATTCAAATTCAAGATTATTCATAGATAATATTTTGATTAATGATGTTACGGATTATAGATTGGACAGGGTAAGGGATTTGATTAAAAATCCTACCGGAACGCGATATGAAAAAATAAAAAATATTGTGATTACTAGAGAAAATTACAAGGAAAGCACCGGAGCGATTGAAGAGCTTATCCAAGAAACAGTTTCTTTTGAAAGCGATTCTGAATATACGATTTACTTTAACAGGCCGTCATACGGATTTAAAGTATCAGTTCCAGAAAATCCAGAGTTAAAAGTGAGTATTGTTGATTCAAGCGATTTTTACATTAAAGTGCGAATCACTAATATAAAGGCAAAAACAGATGTAAAAGTAAAGGTTGAGGGATATGAGTATCTTACAGAAGAAAATAACTACATTGTGAATCACAACGTAAACGGTCAAGAAATCACATGGAATAACCCTCTTATAAGCACAATTCAGCACGCAAAAGATTTGGAAGAATGGATAGCGGAATATTATCTCGGAAACATAGACTACGAAATCTCGTGGCGTGGAGACCCAAGAACGGAGGCGAATGATTTGTTCTACATGGAACTAAAAGGAAGAGAAGACGCTTTGATTCGCTCTTATCAAAATGAAATATCCTTTAACGGAGCGTGGTCTGGAAACATGAAATCTAGAAAGGTGGAAATGTCATGGAGGTAGATTGGATAAAACCAAAAACAAATTGGGCGTCTACAGACAGAATGAATTTAGAAGATTACAACCGAATAAAAAACAATATCCTATATTTAAAAGAAAAAGCAAATGAAGTTAATAAAGAATTTTCGATTCAAAATATGGGAGAAGATATTGTTGATTATTTGGAGTTGTGGGATTATGAGAAATTCAATTTGTTTGAGGGTAATATAGAAAAGATAAATCAATCAATTTTCACACAGGATATCGGAATCAAAAAGACGTTCTATCCGAATGGAATGTTTATCAAATACGATGAACTTAACAGATTGGAAAAAGCATGTGAAAAAATGAAAGATATTATTGAAAGACAGACTATCGGTCTTAGAAAAATTCCATTTATTCTTGGAAGATTTAAGGAGGTAAGAATATAATGCCAAAGCAAGAATTACCTGTTAATTTTAAAGATGATATATTAGCTTCAAGCATGGCTGGAAAAAGAAAGTACTTAATTACTCAAAACGAAGATGCAAGCTATTCTTTGGAAGACGTAACAGATTATACTCAATCCGGGAGTAATCTAGGGGCTAAACAAATTAATGAAATATGCCAAGCTATAAACGATTCCGCCGATAAATCTAGAATCATAGACAATCTTGATGATATAGTGGCGAACAAAACACCGGGGATGATCGCAGGAGCGCAGGCTGTAGCTGCGCTAAATGCATATTTGTTACAATTACAAGCGCATCATGATAAAAAGACGCTCACACCGACCGATCTGGGAATAAGGGTCGGAGTGTGGACAGCCATAGCAAACAACTCGTATAAAATCGGTAAAACGATACACCTAAATATGGAAATTTATACAACTGCCACAATAGTCGCGAATAATGTGTACGACAATGTTTTTACGATACCGTCACAGTATCGCCCGTTAAATGATACTGTTGTAAATGTGACAGCGTCAGATGGGTCATATAAAAATCCGGTGGCCTGCACATCTATGGCAAGGACAAACGGAAATTTGTTTATCTGCATACCAAAAGCAACAAACAGCTATCTTTTTATCGATGCGGAGTGGGAAATTAAATAACGCTTATCACTTCCACGTTCCACGCGCGTAATAGGATAAATCAAAACTTGCTGTATTCCATACCGTAGCAGCAAGCAAATGGTATGAAAAGCTTGATTTGTAGTCATTTGCAGATCCGTACACCTTGCCCCATATCGCGCCGCCAGCTCCTATTGTGAGCACGATATTACATTTTGTTTTTGATGCAACCGGGAAGTTTAATGTAAATTGTCCGCTTGTGTAAATGCTACCAGCTTTTGTTCCGATCGCGCACGTAAATGGAGAATTGAACCACATTTCAAGAGTTCCGTCGCTCCATTTGCGATATTTACCATTAGCATTGCTATCTTCTTCGATAACATGATTTTTGACTTTTCCAGTTTCAGGTTGCAACTCCAACAAATACGCATTATTCAAACAAATAAAAAGGAGAAATACATATGGCATATATAAGATTCTTAGGAGAAAAAACTCCGCACAAAGCAACCGTAATTCCGACAAATAATATCGTTACGGTTAAGTTTGGAACTGATGTAATAGAAAATAAAAATGGGTTTGATCTATTTCTTGATAAAGAATGCACAATAGATATCGGCGGGACTTTTTATCAAAAATTTACAACTATTTACAGGAATGATTCTGTTACAAAAAAGTACAACGGATATCAATTATCAAACGACGGAAGTGTATATGTCGAGCCTGAAATTTCTCCTAATCCTAAACCTTACAACCCTACATTGGATGAGGTAAAGGAAAGTAAAAAAGCGGAAATTAAGATGAAAGTACAAAATGAAATATTGTCAGATGTTATGATAGCGTCTTATGCGTTTGGCTACAACGAATCTGACATGATTGCCATTAGAAACGCATACGAAGACAGTATTTCAAGCGGAATGTCAGTTATTTTAAAAGATTCAACCGGACAGTCACGAGAATTGAATGAGGAAGAAATTACTGACTTGTATAAAAAGCAAGAGATCAAGCGTTTAGAAAAAGAAAGTTATGCGCAGTGTTTGTTGGATTATATTGATGGATTAACGAGCAAGGAAGCGGTTAATTCGGTTGAGTACGGCGATGAATTAACAGGAAAATATCTCGAAAAGTATAACGAAAAGGTATCAAACACTCAAAGTTACATCGAAAAAGTGATTAGCGGTAAAAAAGCGGTTGTGGATCAGGCAAAAATCGCTTCTCTCACTAATACGGACGCACAAGCCGTTGAAGTAAAAGGGCTGTACGCAGATTGGGAAGATGATCCAGACGGGTACGCATATGATGTACAAAACCAAAAAGATAAAAGAAGAAACTTTGGAGGGTTCTTGTGGAATCTGAATAAGAATCACCAGAAACAAAAGGACCGTTTTCCGGGGGCAGAACCTACATTGTGGACACAGCTTGTCGAAGGTTACGAAGGATCGTATTCAGATCCTATTCCCGTGCCAGATAGCGTAAACGTAAGTGGATTTGAATATGAATACGGGAAGTATTATATCGAAAATGAGTTAGTTTATTTGTGTAAGAGAGGTGGAGTTCTTAATCCAGAATCAATGTATGGTCAAAAAGAAAAATTGTATTTTAAACCATCGGCACTCATTGGACAATATTTTGAAATAGCGTAGGAGGAACAGAAATGGCGATAGCACAAACAATAACGGTTGTGGACGGAAAGACGTATCAGCCGGGAGAAGAGATATGGGATTTAGGAAGTTCTGTCTGTGTGGATGTGAGGGGAAATATCAGAAGCTATAAGGACAAGTATTATATTCAAAACGAGGTTGTGTATAAATGCACGAGGGATTCAGGTAATGCGTTACAGAGTGACATTTTAGATTTAATTGGTCATTATTTTGAAATCGCTTAA